TCACCGGGGGAGAGGCCCTCGGGATGGCTCGAAAGGATCGAAAAAATGAGCTACACGAAAAATGCCTGGATCGCCGAGGATGTCATGGACTCCACGCTCGGAGCCCAGACCCTCGCGGGGACGCCCCTCTACCAGATGGCCGGCCTGAACGTCAATCCCCGCTCGGACGGTTTCACGATCGAGTGGGAGGTCCGCCCGGGCCGGTACGAGGCCCTCTATGAGCTCGACGCCCGCGGAGTGACCCAGATCGAGGACGGGGCCGCGCTCATCTCCTACCAGGAGCGCTACGGCGAGCTCGGCATCGCCTGCGTGAGCGCCCTGCGCAGCGCCGTCGAGGATGCCTTCCTCTAATCCCCCAGCCGCCGGCCCCCTCCTTCGGGAGGGGGCCTTTCCATGCCCAGCACCCCCTTGTGGGGTGTTTCACATTTTCCAGCTTGACAGTGGCACCTGCCTCGGGTTATACTGGATACGTCGGATCGAGGGAAAGGATTATTCCGATGTGTGAAAACAGAGGCATCGCCGCGGTGGAGCGCGTCGCGGCCGGCCTGCGCGAGACCCTTGCGGCCGAATTCCAGCCCCTGATGGGGGACGTGGAGCTGCGTTGCGAGTGGAACGGCGACGACTTCAGCAGGATTGCCCTCGCCGCCCCTGCCGGGGGGCTGGATATCATCGTCACGTCGGTGGTCGGCGAGGCGGGCGCCGATGTGCGCGTGGTCGCCTTCAACTTCGAGGACCATGGGGTCGGGGATTTCATTAGTGGGGCATACGGTCGCGAGCTGTGGCACGTGGCCCGCGCCGTCGTCGCTATTCCCGGTGTCGACAGCGTGTGGCCGGACATGGCCTGGCCGAAGGCGTTCTTCGCGTCCGTTCGCCTTGAGGGAGGTGACTCGTGATCGCCGATATTGTCCTTCTCATGGCTCTGTGCGTCCTGCAGGTCTTGGCGGCGGTCGCCGCCGGGGCCTGCGCCCTGGCCCTGCGCGATCAGGTGCGCGCTGGGTTGCTCGTGCCGCTGTGGGCGGTTGCCGGCGTCTGCGTCGCCTCGGTGGGCGGCGCCCTGGCTCAGGTGGCGGTCCTATGAGCGGCCACCCCGTGAAAATGCCGCCCGAGCTGCGTACGTCGCTCCTGACGGAGGTCGTGCTGGCCGCTCTGGGCGTCGCCTCCGAGGGCGCCCCTCCGGTGCGTGTGGAGACGACGGGCCCCTACACCGCAGTTCTGACGGTCGCCGAGTCGAATCTCCGGTATGGCGGCGTGAGGCTCGCTCTGACGACGTGTGTCGGCGGCGTCTCACGGGCGGTCGTCTCTGCCATCTGGCGCCCCGGCGCGTCCGAGCCGCTGCGCGAGCGCCGCGCGGTGTGCATGGAGCGCCTGGCGGAGGCTATCGAGGCCGAGCCCGGCGTGACCGAAGCCGTGCTCGACGAGACTTACGGAGCAAGCGTCCTCGTGCAGATCTCCTACGGGAGGGCCCGGATTATCAGGGAGGGCAATAATGGCTAGGAGGGTCCATATGACGCAGATTCGCCTCGCGCAGGCGCTGGAGGAACTCGCCGATCTGGTCGGCGAGGCGATCGACGGGCCGATCTGGGCCTGCTGGACGGGTGGCCGCACCGGCTGGCTCATGATCGACGACGGCCTCGACTCGCGGATCGCCGCTTCGGTCGACTACCGGGATCGTCTCATGACGCTGAACCTCCCGCCCGGGCAAGCCGTCGGGTCGAGCGCCTGCCTGCGCGGCTGGCTGGGCGACTGGCTGGCCGACGCCGGGCTCGCCTGGTGTGTCGGCTGCGACGACCTGGGTGACCGCGTCCTGATCGACGTGGCTCGCGACTATAGGCTGGTGTGTAAGTGACGCCGATTCCGGATGACCCTGACCGCCCATGGGTTCCTGTCCACGATATTCTGCGGCGGCTCGGCGCCGAGCGGCACCGCTCCCGCGAGGAGGCGATCGACTGGCTGCTTCGGGTGCCGCTGGAGGGCGAGTTGACGGATCTGCCGGCGTCGTGGCGTCGGCTGGTGGCTGAGCGGTGTGCTTTCTGGCTGGAGTCGTCCGGGTCGTGGTGGTCGGCGTCGCCGGAGGTGATCGCCGAGGAGATCGCTACTGCGCGCCGGGAGGCTGCGGCGGCGGGTGCCGCGCCCGAGCAGCTGGCGCTGGACTTGTAAAGGATGTTTCACGAGAAACCCCCGAGAGTAAATCTCTCGGGGGTTTCTTTCACTTGGTGTTGGCGGCTGCGAGGCCGACGCCGAGGAGGCCGGCGATGGCGGGGGCGATGAGGGCGGCAGTCTCGCCGGTGACCCAGCCTGCGGCGACGCCGAGGGGAATGAGTCCGGTGAGGGCGCGGTAGGCCCATTTGCGCCAGGGGAGCCACCGGTCGGTGCCGGTCGTGTCGACGATGTCGCCGGCGGCGGCGGGGGTGCCGTCGGCGACGGCGTGTTTGGCGGCCTGGAATGCTGCGAGGGTGCCGGTGTCGGTGACGCCGGTGTCGAGATGCTTGGGGGTGCTCATTATCCTCCGTAGATGTATCTGTGGCAGTCGAGGTGGTAGTGGACGACGTCGGGATCGTCGGTGATACAGATGAGCGGGATGGGATCGCCACACCCCGCACACCTGCAATTAGGCATTCTTTGGGCCATTTTTGTCCAGTTTGTTGATGATTTCTTCGAGTGCGTGGTGGCTGGCGGCGGGATATCCGAAGCCATAGCCGGGCACTTCCAGGAATCCTCGCAACTGTTCGACGGTGGCCGTCAATTTGTTGACGGTCTCCTGCAGGTCTCCGAGGGAATTCTGGGTCGCCTGCGGGTAGCCGAAGCTCTGCTCGGGCACTTTGAGGTTGCTGTATATCCAGTCAAGCTTGTTAGCCTGGTCGGGGGTCAAATCGTCCTCCTCGCTATCATCCTCTATGAATCGCCTCACGGCTATGATGCTCGCAGACCCGGTGAGGCTCGGGTCGGAGAGTCGATGGAAGCGGGGCCCGCGGCCAGGGCCGCCGTGCCCCCACGTGTACCCGCCGCCGGCGTAGAGCTCGACGTGGGAGATGCGCCCGGCGAAGGGGCCGGTCGCCCACCCCATGCAAATGACGTCGGCGGGCCGGAGCGCGTCGAGGTCGAGGTCGCGCCACGTGTGCGTGTAGGCGACGGAGCGCCCCTGGACGGCGATGTTGAAGCTGCGCTCCCCCAGTCGGATGCCGGCGCACTGCAGGTAGGCCTGTGCTATAGTGGAGCTACAGTCGCCCCAGCCGTAGCGCTCAGGATCTTTGCGCCGCCAGTCGTTCGTGTAGCCGAAGGCGTTCTCGTGCTTGGCCATCCATGCTACGATGGCGGCCCTAGTCGTCGCTGCTGTGATTTTTGTCACATCCCCTCAGTGTCTCCTCCACTTTCCCGAGCCTGGCCTCGACGTCGGCCAGGCGTTCGAGGATCCCCGGGGACGCGGGCACGCCGGGGCGCGCCGCCTCCCCCATGAGATCGTCCAGAAAATGAGAGATTCGTCTCAGATTCGGCATGATTTTCCACACCACCCCCGCAAGGGCGATGATACCACCGAGCCCGAGTCCCGTCAATCCGTCGACGAAACCGTCCATACTACACCCCCTTGAAGGTCTGGATAAAGCAATTTCGGGTCTGCGGCTTGTCAAAATAGAGCTCTCCACGATTGTACATGCGCCTGGCTGATGCCAGGAACGAGTCGCGCGGAGAGCAGTACATCGTGCTCTCGGTGACGAGCTTGACCTCGCTTGTGATGCGGAGTTGCTGTTTGGGGAGTTTTTCTTGGCAGTACCATCCGGACTGGCGTGGGTCGATCCACAGGGAGAACTCACCAAGGTCGGTGACGACGGTGCACGCGTAGTCCGAGTAGTGCGGTTTCCGGCCGATGAGGACGCCGTTGTTGTCGACGAAGCGGGATTTCATCATGTAGTCTGCGTTGTCGCCGCCGACGGACGATAGGAATTTCCCGAATTTCGTTTTGGCGACCTGGCTGGCGAAGACAGCGTCGTCGGAGGTGTGGACGGCGATGAACCCGTCGTGATATGTTTCGAACTCGCTCGATGGTATAATGCCGTACTTGATGAAGTAGGGGTTGGTGATCGAGGCGGCGTTGGCGAGGAAGAGCGCCTGGACGCGATCGTCCCAGCGGTCGATCGTCGAATAGAAGCCCTCGAAGATGTCGGCTTCTTTCGGCAGGTACCGCGTGAGGCCTTCTTCGAGGATGAATTCGTCGAAAATAAGCGTTCCTACCTCGCGGAAGCTCATGGACTTGGCTTGTCTGGCTTGGGTAAGGGCGGTGCATCTGCCGACGAGGGCGCCGGTTTTGGTGCCGTCGTCGACCCAGAGGCTGTTTTGGCGCACGGTGAAGTCATGGTCGGGGAATCTGTCGGCGATGTCGGCCATGAATGTCTGGAAGGCATGCTTTTCGCCCTTGTGGCGCCGGAGATAGACGAACTGAGACCCTTTGTCGATAAATCGGCGGAGCGCTATCTTTTTGGCGCCGTAGGTTTTCCCAGTGCCGCGGGCGCCCGTGACAATGGTCCACGGTGCATTGTAGGAGAGGATAGGGCCGAAATTATAGTAATTGAGAACTTGTTTAGTCATTGAGGTACCTCTTGACGCACCACCCTATCCCTCGGGTGTCCCTGATGAATTTCGACAGCGAGTTTTTGTGTGGCCCGGGCACTTCGCCGTGGAGCCCGCCGCCATGGCCCCACGTGAGGTCGCCGCCGGCATACATCTCGACGTGGTCGACGCCGACGCGCCCGGATCCCCAGTCATAGAAGACGAGATCGCCAGGCTTCATGAGCGCAAGTTGTTGCGCGGAGATGGATTTCGCCGTGTTCCAGTTGATAACGAAGGATCCGTGGCCGTTGGCGCTCTGGGCGACAGTATTGCCGCCGATGTCGATGCCGCAGACGTCGAGGTAGGCGCGCCGGCAGGTCGACGAGCAGTCGCCGACGCCGGACCGGTCAGGGTCGAGCCGGCCGGCGCCGTTCGAGTAGCGGAACTTGTTTTCCCTCGACGCCATCCACCACACAAGTTTCTGGCGGGTCTCCGAGGTGCCGGGGGCGAGCTGGCCGCCGCCGCCGCCGGTGCCGGGGCCGCCATTCTGTCCGCCGGGCGTCGTGTCGGTCGGGGGCGGGGTGCCGGCGCCGCCGGGCCCCGCGATGTACTGTCCCTGACCATTGGGTGCGCACTGGACGATTTTGCCGTCGGCCATGTGTGCGATAGCGACGTTGCCGACGGCCTCTATCCTAGAAAGCGTCCCGGCAGTGGAGCCTTGCTGCTGGGGCGCGTTGGTGTTGCCGCCGGGGGTGCCGCCGGAGCCGTCGCCCTGTGTCGGGCCGCCGGGCGCCGCCGGACCGGGTTCGACGCCGTCGACGCCCGAGCTGTCCATGTTTTTGATGATGGTGTATGCTGTATTGTATCGGTTGCGGTATTTGCCGAGAACTGGTTCGGACAGGAGCGCCGCATGCCACCGGTCGAGCGTGGCGCCCCCGATCTGGTTCGCTATCCGGAGGGCTCTTTTCGGCGACTGGTGGTAGGCGACGAAGAACATGATCATCGCCTGTGTGTGTCGGTCTCTGTCGATGCCGCACCGGCCGGCGACCTGCACGTAGGCTTCTAGATCCTCCGCCATTTGCCTTTGCTGTACTTTGTAGGCGGCACGCAGTACGGGCTTGACTTGACCGTCCCAGTAGTTGGGGAGGTAGTACGTGGCCCAGTTAATGGAGTTGGCGTTGACGAGCGACTGCAGCTGGGCCGGGAGTTTGGCGAACTCTGACGGCATTTCCTGTTTGATACGGTTGAGTAGCCCGTAGGCGCGGGGGCCGAACCACTGGCCTATCCCGATCGTGATCGGGTCCACGTGGTAGATGCCGTCGTAGCGCATGCCGGACTCCACCGTGCCGATCGCCTTGATGGCGACGGCCTTCGCTTTAGCGTCCCACGCCACGAGAGTCTCCGTTTCACGTGAAAACCGCCGCCCACGAGATGCGAACCCGTGAGCGGCGGTGTCTAATAACTACAGAGTACTCCATGCGGCCGAGATGTTCAAGTTCCCGCTCCATCCCTTCCACGTCTGCAGGTGTTGGTTGGGGTGGATCTGGAACGGGATGTCGTCGGTGCCGGAGGCGCCCCCGCGGGCGTTTCCGTTGACGGTGGCGCGGGGCGCCGCCCACTCGGGGATCATGCCGAGGTCGGCGCCGGTCGCGATCGACTGGCCGGTGATGATTCCGGAGAGCGAGACGAGGCCGCCGGACAGGCGCAGCGTGAGCGGCGTGTCCGAATGGGAGGCGCCACCGGAGAGGCCGATCCTGTAGTTTTGCGATACAGGGATCGGTTCGTTGCCGTATTGGAGGTAGTTGCCGGCAAGTGTGGCGAATCGTATGTCTCCGGTAGAGTTGAGGTGGATTTGGCCCTCGGTGAAGTACTTCGCATATCCGAGACACCAATATTCGGTGCCGACATATTCGGCGCCGTAGTTGCCGCAGACCTCCTGCATAGCGGACAGGCAGTTCGCGAGGCCGTTCTTCGATTTCGTTAGGATGTGGAGGTTGCTCCACGCCCACACGGCACTAAAGACAACAATTCGGGCGTTTTTGAATGCTCTTTTGGCGTCGGAGATGCAGGTGACGAGCCCGTTGTAGATGTCGATTTCCTGCATCGCGTCGTTGCCGCAATCTGCGATGATGACGTATTTTACGTTGTCGTTCGAGAACGATCCGTCGGCGATGGCGCGATTCATCTGCACCTGGAAATTGTCGGCGCCCTGTGCTATGCCCGTGCCGCCCTTGGCGAAGTTTTTCTCCGTGATCCCCATGGCGCGGCACATGAGTGTCGGCCATTTGCCTTCGACAACGTTGGAGGTGCCGACGATGACTGCGCACAGCTCGGGCGCCGCCGCATTTTTCAGTATGTACCTGCTGTCGGACTCCTCCTTCGTGTAGCGGTTGGCAACCTTCAGCCCGAGGTCGTCGTAGGCGGACTTCACTTGGCGGGTCGTCTCCATCTTGGCGCGACCTTCGGCGTCGGCGATCTTCTGGTCGATTTGCTCGACGACCTTGTGGTCGCCGGCGACGGTATCCTCCGCTTTTTTGATACGGATCTCCATCGAATTGAATTTTGTGGTGTCCTCGGCTGCGCGCAGGTCGATTTTGCGCATGTCGCCGTTGTAGTCGCCCCGCCAGGTGGGCTTATCATTGTCGAGGAACTGTGACAGCCCGAGGGCCTCGGTCTTGTCAGTAGAGCTCATTAAATGTCCTTTCGTACTGCGTGTGGCGTTGTGGCCTCGGGATCGAGGTCCCAGCCGCGGGCTTTCCAGCCCATCTCGTCGAGCTGTTTGGCGGTGGCACCGATATTGTCGGCCTCGATAGCGAATCTGGCGGCGGTGCGGAGATTGCTGTACATGCTGGCGAGCGCCTCGGAGAGGGTTTTGGTGGTGACGCCGTCGACGGGGTCGGTGACGAAGACCTTCTCGCCGCCGCGGGCGGCGAGTTTCCTGTAGAGTTCGTCGATAGCGTATTGTATTTTACGATCAGTCTCGGCGCGTAGCTGTGCGACCGTCTTGTTGACGTTGGCCTCAAGCTCATTGCATATTTTTATGCACTTGTTGATGGCGTCGACCAGGTTTTGACAGTTCCGGGCGACACGTTCGAGCTTTTCGACGTAGGTGATGCCGTCTCGGAATGTGAACGGAGTCACATTCGTCAGCGGCGTATCCTGGATTGTGAAAAACGGTACATTTTCTACCGGCATGTTGCTACCTCCCCCACCAAGGATACCACAGGCCGAAAGGATACGTCGCATCCGACCCGACGTGTGCGTCTCCGGACGAGGCGATCCCCATGAAAAGGGGCTCTAGCTCGGCGACGACCATTTGGTCAACGTTGATCATCGCCTGGCGGTACTCCGTGATAAGCGCGGCGCCGGAGGTCATCCTGCCCCGCTGGCCCGACCTGGCGTGCGACTCCGCCATGTCCGAGTGAGAGGCGTCGGAGGTTGCTTTTTGGCCATTTTTGCCGGCAGTGCGCCCCTCCGACGTCGTGCCGGTGGTGGCGTAGTCGCCCTCTTTGTAGATGGGGCTGCCGGGGTAGGCGTGCTCGCGGCCGGCCGACGTCGACTCGCCGGACGACGTGGACTCGCTGGATGACGTAGATTTCTGGTTACCGCTGCCGGACTGGTTGGCGTCGGTCCAGGTCGTCATGTCCACTGCGGAGAGCGGGTCGTACTGCAGCCTGGTGCTCTCGTAGAGCTGGTTGTAGTAGGGCATGACGAGGCGCAGTTTCGCGGCGACCTGTTGCCGGAAAATGTCGATCGTTTCGAAGCCTATCTCACGGTAGCAGTAGACCTCGTACAGGGTCTGGTTAAGCTGTGCCCGGTAGGCCTCGTCGAAGATCGGGTATGTCTCTACGCCCCAGTCGCCGCCGGTGACGTCGACGACGTCCCGGAGGAGCATGGTGAAATCCGCGGCCATTAGACCTCCATCTCGGACGCGACGTCGAGGTTGCCGACGAAACCCTCGACCATGGCGTCGGTGAGGCGCCACGAGACGGAGACGTCGAGCCCGTATTTCCTGTTGATTTTCTCGCAGGCCTGCTCGCGCTGGGAGAGCGCCATGCCGCGGAAGGCCATCGTCTGCCCGTCCAGTGAGTTGGCCTCGTCGGCGACCATGCGTTCCTTTTTGCCCGGAGGCGCAGCTTGGATGCCGAGCATCATCATCGCGTCATTCCAGATGGCCCTGCGTGCCGCGAGGTTCTCGGTGACAACCTGAGGGTGCACTTGGTTCGGGATGGTGACGACTTTCTCGGCGATGCTCTCGCCCCCATTGGTTTTGATCGTGTAGATGACCGGCTGCCCCTCGACGAGCTGGCGTTGGAAATTCTGGGCCGTCAGCATCTCCGACGGCTCCACCGCGAGAATGAGGGGATTCCGCGTGTTGGCGAGGTTGATATCGATCGTGCGGTCGATCTCCGACAGGCGTGCCGCATAGGCGGTGACGACGTCATTGTCCGGCTCGTGCATGTCATTGGCCCAGATAGGCACGCAGTCACGGGATTTGACGTGTCGATTGATCTTAGAGTTTGCGTTGAGGTAGTAGGATAGTGGACGGTTGTAGATGTCGCGGTCACCGCTCGGAGTGCCCGCCAGCGCCGTGAAAATCCGGAAATGCGGATCGAGGGAGAAAACCACCAAGCCGTTCTTGTGGAGGGTCATCTCCACATACCGCTCGTCGACGGTGTTCGGCAGCCCCTCCCATTTGAATCTCGCCATGGCGAGCATCCGGAGGGTGCGCCAGTAGATGTTGAAATTCATGCCCGTGCGGGCCATCGCTTCGTTTCTTTTGAAACGCCCGCGCGCGGTCACCATATCGTAGACGTCATCGGCGCCTTTCACAGTTTCACCACCTCGTATGGACCGTTTTCGTAGATTTTCATGGTCGGTATTTCCTCGGGGTCCCCCCAGACGGTCGTGCCCGACTCGAAAATGCCTCGGATCGTATCGACGAACATTTGCGGACACCTTGGTGCCTCGATATGCACGTCCGCGAGCTTCCAGTACGTGAAATGCGTCATGAGGTCGAGCCGGTAGGAGGCCATGTCGACATAGCGATTGCAGGCGTACCCGTACCTTGCGAAAAATTGGGCGACGCGATGGGCGGCGCCGGAGTTGAGGCCGCGGATCCGCAGCCAGACCGCCCACCCGGACGTGGCCAGCATGAAAGCGTCACCGCCGATCTGGCCCGACGTCGACGGCTGGGTGAGCTGCGTGTCCTGGACGCGTGCATTGATGCCGGCGATGGTATTGGCGTAGTCGCCCTTGGCGACCATGTCGGCGTAGGCTCGGTTCGTGTCGCGGTTATAGGCGGCGAGATGGTTTTGGGCTTGGTTAATCTGGGACGCGAGTTGATTGGATATACCGGTGGAGGCCGCCGCCGTCGAGTTGGCGAGTTCGGCCTGTGCGTTCCGGGCAGTGGTGTTGATATTGTTCGACGCTGCTGCGGTCGCGATCGAGGCGCCCCCCTTCAGGGCGCCCCCGATGTTGCCGCTCAGGAGGTTTCCGACGACGCCGAGGCCTGTGTTAGCCATGGAGAGCTTCGTCTGGTCCCATGCGGCGTCGTTGGTGATCGCCGTCGACTGGGACCTGGCGGCGTTCGATAGGTCGGTCTGGGCGGTACGGGCTGCGTTGCCGAGATTGGTGGTGGTCGTCGACGTTGCCATCGCCTGGCTCGCTTGGTCGTAGGCGAGCTGGTTGCCGGCGAGCGCTTTTTGCTGCCCCCACTCGGCGGACTGCCGAGAAAACGCGATCGAGTGCGCCTGGCTGGCCAGCGCGGCGATTCCGGCGTTATTGGTGATCGAGAATGTTGGGAAATTCGTGAAATAGACACTACAGTCCAGATAACTGCCGTCCAGCGCCCCCTTCTGCGCTGGGCCATCCTTGAGATAATCTTTCACCCAGCACACGACGCGGGGCGACGGCGGCGCGAAATGCCGCAGGCAGGCGATCGTCGTGACGCCGCCCTTCGGCAGGTACTCGGGGCGGAGCGTCATGGACTGCCCGGCATAGTTGGTGAGCTCTATCCACACGAAAGGCGAGGTGAAGAGCTTCGAGTAGTTTTGCTGCCAGTCGGGGTACGCAAGGGCCCCTGCCACCGACAGCATGCCGTCGGGGAAAAACGTTTGCTGACGCCCCCACATGACGGCGCCAGCATGCTGATCGCCCTGTTTGCGGGCCCTGACGATCGCGACGTTATTGAGATCCATCCCGGGGATGAAATGGCTGTCGGGAAGCTCGCACTCGTGGCTGTAGACGACGTCGAGGAACGGGTGCTGCCCTCCGCCATCGCCCCACGGCATGATCTGGATCGATTGGATGCCCTGCGCCACCCACGGATAGAGGCTGCACGACAGCGCGAAAACCTCGAAAGCGGCAATCGACCGGAAAATGATGATGTCGGCGCCGTTCGGCAGCCCCTCAAACCCACTGCCTTTAGCGGTGTCGAGGTGGGGATTTTGCGTATTGCCGGGGTTTCCCGTGAAATCGGTGCCGGCGATGACCATGACGCCGCAGTCCTGCAGCGTGGCGAGGTTGTACCTCTCCGTCCACTGCACCATGTAGTCGGCGCCGAGGTCGAGCCCCTCGGTCTCACGGAGGACGTCATGGTTGCGGCCACGCCACGTGGCGGCCACCGGCAGGTGTCCGCGCTCGACGTAGGCAGTGCGTAGCCGCACGTTCCAGCAGTAGGTTGTCCATACGTCGAGCTGCAGGGCGAGCTCGATCGTGTCGGGCGCTACCTGGACGATGTCGTTGATGAAATAATAGTAGACCCTGACGTCGTCGTCTTTCTCGTGGAGGTTGGAGAGCTTCGGGTCGCGCACGCGGACGTAGTTGAATTGCATCGCCTGCGGCCAGGGAATATCGAGCCGCACTGTCTGCTGTTGCGTGAGGGGGGTGAATTTGTTGATCGTGAGCGATTTCCCACCCTTGCGGCGCAGGTAGGCGTCGATCTGCTTAAAATTTTGCCACTTGACGATGTTTCGATACTGGGCGTCGTAGTCGACGCGGGCGAGCAGCACCTCGCTGCCGGGCCCCCAGCCTGCCCACTGCGGCATGATCGTCACCTCCTATAGGAACAGCCCCGGGGCGGATCGAAAACCCCGGGGCCGTCGGCGAGAACTCGCTCCAACACCGGTTGCTCAGGCCGGCGCCTCACTCCGCATTGTCGCCACTTCTAGACGACGTTTACAGTATACTCTCCGTAACTTTTGCCATCAAGTCCGGCGATTGTGAGCTTCACCACGAAGCTGGCTTCGCTCTTGGCGATCGAGATCGCCGACGCGAAGACGTTGACGCCGACCGGGTAGACCTGGCTCTCGGCGCCGTCCTCCGCCAGGAGGGCCTTGCGGGAGCGGGAGACCGTGTATTCCTTCGTCGCCTCGGTGAATTTCGCGACGCGACGCCCGAGGACGTCGATGCCCTTCAGCTCGCTCTTGGTCGCCGGCCACTCCGGGAAGGCGGGGCCGCCGATACCGGTGAACTCGGCCTCCGACTTGGCGCCGTCCGCCTCCGCGGTGACGGTGATCGGGCCGAGCTCGCGCGGGCCGATCGAGAGGACGCCGGCCTGGGAGACCTGTGTGCGGGAGTCGGTGCCGCGCACCGTCCAGTTGATGTCCGGGTCGGTGCCCCCGCCAGTGCAGGTGGCTTCCAGCTGGTAGTTGCCGCCGCGCACCATATCCTGCCCCTGGACCTCTTTCGCGCCCTCGCCATACGCCTTGATGGCGGTGATAGCCGTGACAGGGTCTTTGGCGATGACGCGCTCGGTTTCGCCTCCGGTCCAGAACATGATCGCCGGCACGAAGCGCGAGCAAGAGATGATTTCGTGGTGGTGCAGGAAAATGTTTTCCTGGCTCGGTTCGGTCGGGTCCTGGAAATTGAGGTTTTCCAGAAGGGTGTCGGCGACGACGAAGAAGTCGCTGTCGACGAGGATCGCCTGACATCCGCCCTGCGGGAAATACTCAGCGGGCACCTCGATGATGTGGTAGGGCACCTCGGCGTAGGGGACGTTGAAAAGCGCCGCCAGCCCCTCGACGTCCAGGGCCGCATTCGCCTCGGGCGTGATGAACATCACCAGGTTGTCGGGCTTGGCGGCGATCGGGAAACGTGCTGCGTTGTAGTAGGGGCTCCGGAATTTCAGATTCCCCGCCATGGCGCGCATCTTGCGCAGTGCCAGCCTGACGTCGCGATCGGTGACGTCCTGTGCCGAAATGTCCGGAATGTGTGCGTGATAGAAGCCGCCGCGGCGCTCATACTCGGTGAAAAGTCTCGACATGAGAAGGAATTCGTCCCATTTGTCCGACTCGCTCGGTGCGGCCATGATGTCCGAGATGAGCCCGGACATGTCGCCCTCGCCGAGAAAGGCACTCTTGATGACGGCGCGCTCCACGGAGACCGGGTAGACGTCCATGCGGTTTTTCTCGTGGAAGCTGACGTCGATCGGCACCCTGTGCGTGCCGAAAGCCATCTTTTCGCCGAAACTGCGGTTCGGGTCGTACGCCTTGGCGCGGATGAGCCCCGTCTGGTACTCTTCGATGCCATTGCCGTATTCGATGAGCCCCCGCTTGAAGCGTGCGAGAGGGTTCGTCCACGAGTTGTGACGGGCGACGATCGTGCCGATCTGCGTCATCAGCGCCGTGTAGATGGGATTCCACAGCTGGCGGTGCTGGTCCAGGTAGCGGACCGTCGTCTCCACGCCGGCCTGCGTCGGCGACGGAATCCGCGCCTTGTAGCCGATGTTGGCACCGTTGATGGCGACCTGCAGCAGCTCGCCGTTGGAGACTCCCGGCTTCAGGGACGGGATGTTGGGTACGGGCATGTGTTAGTCCTCCGCGATGATGTCTTCGAGCGTTAGGGATTCAGGGTCGATGTCGGCGTCCGACGTCTCGGGCGCCTCGTCGATCGCGGAGTGCTCGATGATCGCGCGCAGCTCCGTGCACTGAGCGAGCGCCTCCTCGGCGATCTGCCGTACCTCGGAGATCATCTCCGTCAGGTCGGCGTCGATGGCGTCGGACTCCGCCTTCACGACGTCCGACTCATCCATTTCCTCAGGGGCCGGCGCCTCGTCCGGCTCGGTTTCACGTGAAACATCGTCTTCAGGCGTGTCCGCCATGCATGTCCTCCGATCGGTAGTGGGGGATGCCGCCCCCCGGCGCCGGACGGCACCCAGCCACGGGATCAGGGCTGCGGCCGGTCTCACCCGGGGCTCTCCGCGCGCCCATCGCCGGCGCGCACGGGAGGGGCATCATGTGCGCAGTATATCACACCGCCGACATCCTTGACCAGTCCTTGAGCGTGTAGCTCTCGCGGACGTAGGCGGCACCGCCGGGCACCATCCGGCAGACGCGATTCTCTAGGACGGCATAGGGACGGACGTCCTCGTAGCGGACGAGCGGCGCCAGGTCGCCGGAGAGACCCGCCATGACGGCCGTCGAACCGGCGCCGGAGTCCAGGTAGTATTGCTTGGGTCCGACGAATTTCGCCCTACCGAACGTGTCGCGCCGGGACCACTGCCCCAACCTCCCGCCGACGTCGGCGCCGCGAGGCGGCTCGCCTCCGAGAAGGATGACCGAGTCCGTGTCATAGTAGAGGAGCCTGTCGTAGTTCGCATTAGCGACGTGCACGAGCTCCCTGCGCCCATAGGCCGTCACGAAAGCGGCCAGGGCGGGGTAGACGCTGTTGACGTAGCGTTGACTGATTTTAAAGGGCTTTAGGATGCCGTCGGTGTGGACGAGGCTCGGGCCGTCGTCTTCACGCGAGTCGACGAGCTCGTAGCCGAGACCCTGCTCGACCATGAGCGTTCGCGTCGCGAATTTACCGTACACCGTGTTGAGGGCCTGTTTGGCGACGAGGCGCATCGCCGGATCCGAGTGGGACTTCATCTCATAGAGCGGCTCAATATACGGCGCCAGGTCCCCCACCGAGCTCTCGTATTCGAAACACGAATTCCAGCACCACACATCGAAATCATAATATGTTGTCAGACACTCATAGTCGACAGACGTGATCCAACACGACGTAGAAACATCATCATCCCACACCTTCGTGCCACACTCGGTCTTCTGAAAAAAGCACGGCACACCCCACCCCAGACGCCCCTCGCAGACGACGTTCGCGATCCAGAGACCGTCCATATCCTCCGGCGCCCCCTCGTGATAGTAGGGGCGCCCGACCGGCAAACGCTCGCCCGCCATGATCGACGGATAGAGAGAGTTGACGTCCCACGAGGATCCAGCACCCGTCTCCGTGAAAGGCTCGGCCTCCGGGCCGAGATTGCACAGGCCGGGCAGATAGGCGGCGCGGAGCATCTCCGACTCGGGGACGCCCGTCGGCGCCGGGTAGAGCCCGTCGAAATCCGCCACCGCCTCGCGGAGCCGCGCGAAAGCCCGCGACGCCTGCGTCATTTTCCGCGACGACCAGGCGTCGTCGAAAAGCACGGCGGCGGCGAGCACGTCGAGGTAAACGCGCGACCACGGGACGTCCAGGGCGAGATCCGTCGCCCACTGGGGATGGAGAGTCTCCGCCAGAGCGTCGAAATCCAGCGGCAGGAGAGCCTCGACGCCGCGGATCGACACCGACCGGCCCGGCGCCACGGGGGCATTGAGCGAGAAAAATTGGCCGTCGCCCGTGTAGAGGCCGGAGAGACGGTCGACGGGGCGCCGGTAGTCGGGGGACCAGGTGATGCCGCGCTCGATGTAGTCGGCGACGATGCAGGGGCCGACCAGGTCCATATCCCACGTGTAGGCGACCTGGTAGGCAGCGAGGTCAGCCTCGGCGTCGGCGAACGTTTCACGTGAAACGTAGTTTTCGCCGTCGAGACCCATGAGGTGGACAGAGGCTATCGAGGCACGCTCGCCGTCGTAGGCGGTCTCCACCCACAGGACGCAGACGTCAGATCGCTCCAATCGTTTGCTCGATTGCTTTGAAGACATTTTTCGGCCTCCCTCCGTTTCGGCCCGTGCCGGGGTTGCCCTCTCCCATTTGCACCCGGGAGAAATCCAATTTTGTGAGCTTGTAGGCGTTGCGGAGGTTCTGAGCGAGGGTGGAGTCGCGCCACAGCACCATAAAGGCCGCCATGCCCTTACCTTTCCGAGCGATCTTCGCCTCCATCTGCTTGCGGATGCGCTCACCCTCCTCGCCAAGCTCGGATGCCATCGACACGAAAGATCGCCACGCCTTGTCCTGCTGGTATTTGCGACCCTCCGCCGACAGGAGAAAATCCAAGCGCGCCATGTGCTTGTCGAAAGCCTTTTTCGACGCATACTGTTTGACGCCGCGGTTGCGGGAGGCGATCGGGTCGGAATCGACGCCCGGGACCCCGATGTAGCGGGGCGCTCGACCTTTACGGGTTTCCTTCTCGGTGAACATCTGCTGGAGCGACATGCCGCTCGACGGGTCGACGTAGCGGACGAACCTGCGCCGCTGACGGGCCGCTCGCTCGTTCAGGCGGCGCTGGCGATTCCGGAGGATATCCATATCCGTCTTCGAGATGACGCCCCCCTTCTGGGTGCCGTAGAATTGGACGCCACGCGACGTGAACACCTGCATCCGGTTAATAAAGCTCTTGAGCTCCTTCACCGACATGCCGCGGATGTCGTCCAGCGACGACGGGTCCGGGTGATACTCGGTGCCGCGCAGATCCACACCCTGCCTCTTCAAGCGGCTGAGCTTCCGCATCGCCCGGCGCCGAGCCAGCGCCGCATCCCTCTGCCACGAAGCCTTCGTTTTAGCCATGATCCCATCCTAGCCGAAGCGGGGCGGCCGAAGCCGCCCCGCGCGAGTGATTCACGTTACGGCCGCCGGCGTTTCGCGGGCGTCCGAGCCGGCCTCGCCAACGCCGCCCCCTGGCGGGGAGTCGTCCCGAGATAGGTCGCCGACCGGATGACCAGGTCGGTGCGCACGACGCCGTCGGAGTCCGTCCACTCGTCCAGTGCCAGCTGGCCGGAGACGGCGACGAGGTCCCCTTTCCGGGAGGTTTCGGCGACCGCCTCGGCGATGGCGCCCCACACGGAGGCGATCACCCAGAGAGTCGGGCCGGCATCCACCCACTCGTCCGTCTGCGGGTCTCGCTTACGGGGCGTGTGGGCGATCGACAGATTGGCGACGGCCAGGCCGTCATTCGTGTAGCGGACCTCCGGCGCGGCGCCGAGGAAGCCCTGGATCGTGACGTTAGCGGATGTCATGAGCATTCTCCTTAGAATCGATGAGTGGCGGCGAAACGTGCGATCGCAAAGCCGGTGCGGCCGTCGGCGGATAGCCGGCGGATGACAACCCCGCCGCGGCGCCGCGCCTTGGCGACGGCCACAGGAGGAAGATTCGGGTGGTGGCGGTCCAGAATGAGGATCCGACGCCGAGAAGTCGGGGCGACTCGATAAACCGATTGCGGTAGGGCGACGGCCAGCTGGGCCAGCGACGCGTCGCAAACATAGACGTCGGGGCGCCGACGGTGAAAGCGGACGAAGTCAAGAATTGACGACATAGCGCCTCCTCCTCAGCCAGCCGGCCGCCGACCCGACCAACATCTCGTAGAGCGAGTCGCCGGCCGGCGTCGGGTAGGGGATCGACCTCAGCCACCACAGCCTCTCAGGCTCGTCAGGCCCCTCTTCGGGAGGGCAGACCAGGAAGAGGGCGATGGGGCAGGTTACGCCATAGCAGTCGACATACGCGACTTCAATGCCGACGCGAGGCTTGGAGACGGTGAGGACGTCAGGCCGCCATGAAGGCTCGGCTCGAACGGCGTACTGTTCCAGATCTCCGAAAAGACTCCGGGCAAGGCCGGGCAGTTCGGCAACCGCGGCGCCAACGCTATCGACGCGCGAAGAATATGCGATCCACATTAGCAGCCCCCCAGATCGAAGCGGAAGCCTAAAGTCGTCGAACGCGCCGGCGGAACGACAAAGTCGAAGTAGTCGCTGTCAGAGCACGCAGAGGCGAGCTCCCGCACAACCTCGTGAGTCTCGACGTCGACTGGACCGTGCTTCAGCCAACGCCTCGACCGTCCCGAAAGATCGGTGACGAAGCAGATCCCGGACCAATCGATAACGTCGACCACGACAGCCAGCGAGCCGTACGCCTCGAAACCTCTAGCTGTGATCGAGAAATCCACGACAGCGGCAATGTCCATCGGGTGGCGGACACTGGTAGAGACGTGACGACCGTCATCGTAGGCGGCGAAGCAGTGACCGAGAGCCGTACACACGCCCTGAGTGACGTCGGATATGTAGCTCATTTTTTCGATCCTTTCGAGCCATCCCGAGGGCCTCTCCCCCGGTGA